GAGTTAATTAGATATCTATTGCGAGGTTTTGACTTGTGCGTGCACAAAGTAAGGATATTGTGAATTATTTTTCACAAGGTTGTTATGTTGTGTATAAAAAAGAACCGGCGCTGGCTTTAACAGAACACCGGTTCTCTAACAAAGGAAAATGTAATAAGAAAACAACTACATTATCAATCTCAATTTTAGAGTAAATAAAAACTTATGCAAAACAATTTGCAAATAAATTTTATCTGTCTAGAGTGCTTATACAAGTAATTACACACACTGGCTTTTAGAATGAGTGTAATGTTTAAAACTTAAATCAAGTGGACTAGCCAGACCATAGTCGTCCGTTAAAGGGACATCCCCGGAGTATTTAAATTTTGTGTTGGGCGGGTCCGCACAGGGTTCGCTGTATCTAGAATCACAAAATTACCAGAGAATGTGCTAGGATGTATAAATGTCCCTAGATTATATTTATAAAGGTATGAGATTTAAAATTAGGGGGGAACAAATAATTTGGTTGGTTGGGGGCAATATAGAAGATGTTTGGTCAGTACACAATCTTAAAATTATTAACTTAAAACAAGAAATTGTTAACCGTATGATTATTATGCATTTCCTCTACAGAGAACATTTAGTTAGACTATAATAAAACATGTGTTTTTAGATTTATATATTAAGATGATTATGTCGGCTCCACTAACCGATATCCTCCCATCACTGGCTATTCTTTCGGGGATAGCCTTATTCAAAAGGAGTCTAGGCACACCGTGAGTAAAGTTGAATGGGAACCAGAAAACGAAACTTTCAAAGAGTTCAAACAAAGGCGTAGTGCTTCTTCTGGGGTATCCGGCATGGGGCAGAAAAAACGAGAAGGCACCGGCAAAAAAAATCTTTCTGAGCTTCGGGAGAAAGCTTTACAGAGAGCAAACAATACTTGTGAATGGCCGGGATGCAATTCTAAAAAATGGCTAGAGATGGCGCACTTAAAAGCAAAGGGTATGGGTGGAGCAAACAGAGACATATCTGATGACCCTATGAATGTATGTATGTTGTGTAAACAACATCATGATATATTTGACGGTCGTCAACAAATTGGTTCTCAACGCGAGTATACTGAACTCTTAAAAGGATTTCTTATATTACAATGGAGAATGAAATGAGCGAAGTGTATGACGAGCTAAAGGAGTATAACCCTAAAGCAATGATTATTGATGATTTTGAAGTTGCTTACTTAGGATATTCTAATGACGGAAAAGCAGTTTATGACTTTTATACAATGTTAGATTTAGTTATTGAGGGTATATACGACGATACAGAAGAAGAAATAACAGAAGATGAAGCGTTCAGTGAAGCGTACTCACATCTTGAAATGAACATTATAAACGCCTATGTAGGTGAATTTACTCCAATTATTATGTACAAAGAAATTCATGACTAATAAATATGTCCCTACATTACCACCTCTACATAAAGGACAACTACAAGTAGCCAAATCAGAAGCGCGTTGGAAAATTTTATGTGCAGGTAGACGATTTGGAAAAACTAGACTTGGTGTTCAATTATGTATGGAGGTAGCTTTAAACGGTGGTAGAGCTTGGTGGGTAGCACCTACTTTTTCTATTGCACGAGTTGGTTGGCGAGATATAGCTGCAAGTGCAAAATCTTTTCCAAGAGAAATAGAACCGAATGTTTCTTTAGCTAACATGCAAATTGATTTAGCTAACGGGGGTTCTATTGCAGTAAGGTCTGCTGACAATCCACAAAGACTTCGTGGAGAAGGTCTTGACTTTTTAGTTATGGACGAGGCCGCTTTCGTTAAACCAGAAGTCTGGGCAGAGGTATTAAGACCAACTCTCACAGAGCGTAAAGGTTCTGCACTATTTATTTCAACTCCTATAGGTAGAGACAATTGGTTTTATGATTTATGGGAAACAGCAGACGAAGCAGAAAACTGGGAAAGATTTAGATTTGCAACTACAGACAATCCAGCTATTGACCCCGAAGAAGTTCAAGCTGCACAAAAAGAAGTTGGCTCTATTGTTTTTGCACAAGAGTACTTAGCAGAATTTGTTGATGCAGGCCAAGGTATGCTCAGACCAGAATGGCTTCACTACTTTTCTATTGTTCCGGATGCAGGTGGAAACATGAAATGCATTGTGGAAGGTTCAGAATATTATTTAACTAATCTTGAAAGATTTGGAATTGTTGACTTAGCAACTACAACTAATAAAGATTCAGACTTTACTGTTATTACTTCATTTGCAAGAACTCCAGACAATAAATTATTAATTATTGACATGACAAGAGCTAAATTAGAAGGGCCAGATATCATTCCAGCGATAAAACGCGCAATGGACAAAAATAAGCTAAAATATGTAGGTATAGAACGCCAAGGTTTTCAAACCACGATAATCCAGATGGCTCAAAGAGCTGGTATTCGTGTAAAAAACCTTAAGACGGATAAAGATAAAGTTACACGCGCACTGCCGTTGTCAGCCCGTATGGAGGCTGGTGATGTGTTTTTATTAAGAGATACACACTGGTTGCCAGAAGTAGAAAGAGAAATAATGACTTTTCCTGCAGGTGCTCATGATGATATTATAGATACTTTATCTTATGGTGTTCAGATGCTACAAGAACAACAAAACTGGAGCGCGTATTAACAATGGCCGAAGATAAATCAAGATTTACAAAAGCGTTGGATTGGTTAAATGCACCAACTGATGCAAAAGTCCGTAGAGACCAAAAAGGTTTAGTAGTAAACCAAACAGAATATTCATTTTTAAATCAAGGAGTAATGGGATACAACTCATCGTCCGGTTACTTCGACCACAAAAAATTAGCAGAACTAGGTGACGGAACTGGTAACTCTGCAGTTATAGCATGTCTTAATGTTTTATCTACTGCATTTGCTGAACCGTCTCTTTTAGTATCTATAAGAAACTCTGAAGGTGACTATCAAAGAGATATGAATCATGAGGCAGTAAAACTTTTTAGAAGACCAAATCCTTACATGACACAACAGTTACTTGCTAACTATATTGTTACATCTCTTAATGCAAACGGAGATGCTTATATTTATAAAAATAGAAACGAGAGAGGTAAAGTTGTTGAGCTTGTTCCTTTAATGCCTCATCTAGTTGAAGCAAAAGGCAATGAAAACGAGTTAATTACACATTTTAGTTATCAACCTCAAGGTGGTATACAAGGTGAAGATAGTGTTGAGATTCCAAAAAAAGACATGATTCACTTGCGACAAAATGTTGACCCAAGTAATATGAGGCGTGGTCTTGCTCCGCTTAGAGGCGTTCTAAGAGAAATAGCAGGAGACGAAGCCGCAGGACAATATACTGCAGCTTTGTTACACAATATGGCCGTACCCGGAGTTATTCTCTCACCAAGAGATGATGCTATGGGTGGTCCAACCAGAGAAGAAGCTGAAGCTATTGCAGAAATGTATAAGCAAAAGTTTGGAGGTAAGAACAGAGGTGCTCCTATGGTCTTGTCTGGTGCTATGAATGTTGAAATAGTATCTTTTTCTCCAGACCAAATGAAGTTAGCTGAATTAAGAAGAATACCGGAAGAAAGAGTGTCTGCTGTTTTAGGCGTGCCAGCCGTTCTTGCAGGACTTGGTGCTGGTCTTGATGCAGCAACTTATTCAAATACAAAAGAACTAAGAGAATTTTTTACAGAGGCAAAACTTGTTCCTATGTGGAACATGGTTGCGCAAGAACTGACTCATCAATTGTTACAACCAGAGTTTGGTACTAACGAAAATCAATATTGTGAATTTGATGTTGGTAATGTTAGAGCTTTAGCTGATGACAAAGACAATCTTTATAAACGCATGAATACTGCTGTACAAGGAGGTTGGGTAACAATTGGAGAAGCAAGAAAAGTTGTAGGACTTGAAGCTGATAATAGACACGATGTTTATTTAAGGCCTCTTAACATGATACAAGTTACTGAAGATGGTTCACCACTTCTTAATGACGAACCTACAAATGATAAACCAGCAGTTCAAGATAACAATAATGAAGATGATTCAAAAGCAACCAAATTGACGAGTGTAGATTTACCTCCGCAAGTTGAAAGAACAGAAGAAGTATTGACTACACCTACAAGACTTGACCAAGGTAAGATTGCACTCGATAAAGATATTTTTGATAATCCCGGCGAAGCTATGGAAAGGTCAAAAGAATTAAGTTGTTCTCTAGGTGTACATAGTCATGAAGTAGATGGTAAAGAAGTTTACATGCCATGTAAGACACATGAAGAATATGAACAAGCTGTTAGTGAGCCTAAAAAAAAATTAAAGATTGATGAATTAAAAGTTTCTTTAGAGGAAGCTGAAGTAATGTATGAAAAAGGTGACAAACTAAACAGTCCGGAAGAAAAAGCACCGGATAAAGAAACAAATTTTCCAAAGAGTGGAGATAATCAAAAAATAAGTTTATCTAACTCACAACATAAACAATTTCCTAGTCACGCTTATGTTAAAGATTTAAAAGAAAACTGGCCAGAAATTTGGAGAAGAGCTGGTACTGGTGGTAATCCTCCTACTTCGTTTACCGGTAACGATGCTTTCAATAGATGGACATCTTACAAAGGTGGAGATAGAAGTGCATCTGTACTTAACTGGGTTAAAAGAAGAGAACGCTTTATGAATCGTCACAAAAAAAATAACAGACTTAACGGAACTATTGCTGTTATGAAATGGGGCGGAGTAACTTCTAGTGGTGTTTCACAAATGAAGTCAGTTGTTAACGATTACAAAAAAGTTATTAGAGAGCGTAGAAAAAAGTCACTTGATATAGCTGAAGAGTATTTGTTAAAAGCAGTATCTGGTAGAGTCAGAACTGCTCTTACTAATAAAGTAAAAGAACATAACTCTAAAAATCCAAAACACAAAGCAACATTAAGAATGCTTATTGCTGTATTTAACAGAGGTGTTGGTGCATACAGAACTAATCCGGGTTCAGTTAGAGGTAATGTAACTTCAGCTGACCAGTGGGCAATGGCCCGGGTGAACGGTTTTATAAGAGCATTAAAAACTGGTAAGTTTAGAAGAAAACCTTATGACCAAGATTTATTACCTAGCTCACATCCTTTATCATCTAAAAAATCTGGTAACAAAGCGGAGTCAGTAAGAGTTGGTCAAGCTGTAAGTTGGTCAATAAATAAAGAACCAGACGCACCATCAATTGTTCACGGAATTGTTACTTCTGTAAATAGTCAAGAAGAAACTGCAACTATGATGGTATGGGCTAGATTAGAAAATGGCGACCATAAAAAAACAGATAGAAGTGTGGTTGTGTCAATTAGCAAACTCAGAATAATATCAGACTTCAGATAATAAAAAACTAAATCCCCAAAACATAGGATAAAATAGTTTAAACGCACATCTGAATAATCTATTGTACAATTTAAGATTGAAGGATGTATGGATAACGAATCTAAAAATATAGACATTGAGTTAAAAGAAGACTCTGGTCAAGTAGAAGCAGTTTTCAGTATATTCAACTCCCTTGACAGTGACGGGGATGTTGTTATGCCGGGAGCTGTAAAATCTGGTTTTAAAAATAATCAAGTACCAATGGTTTGGTCTCATAAATGGGATATGCCAATTGGTAAAGGAACAATTAATCAAGACAACGATAAAGCTGTTTTTAAAGGTGAATTCTTTATGGACACAGAGTCTGGTAAAGAAGCTTATAACCTAGTAAAAAACATGGGTGATATGCAACAATGGTCATTTGGATATAAAGTAAATGATTCTGAGTATGCAAAAGCAGGCACAGATGATGAAAATACAAATGCTAGATACCTAAAAGATTTAACTGTTTATGAAGTTTCTCCAGTTCTAGTTGGAGCAAATCAAGACACTTACACATTAGCTATAAAATCAAATACAGAATTATTAAAAGAAATTACTGATGAAAAAAGCATTAATGAAGAAAAAATAACTTCTAGTTGTGATTGTAATTGTAATTCAAAGAGTTATGAAGATGACGAACAAGAAATGAAATCATGTAAATATCACGAAGGCGGACCTTGCGCTAAGGATGGTAAAAAATCTACAGCTGGAGAAAAAGCCAAAGGTGATTGTAAATATGGAAACGGAGGACAATGCATGAAAGAAGATAATGACGAAAAGAAATCAGACGAAAGTTTAGAAGTTTCACAGGAAGACAGCAAGTCTTTCTCTGAAGAGGTCGTAGATGTGCTTGCCGCATTAGATGACTTAGTCGCCAGAGCAAAAGCAATAGCTATGCTTAGAGGCGAAGATGGAAGGAAATTAGGCGTTAAAGCCACCGAAGCACTTCGTGCAGTCGCAGACGACTTAAACGATGCTTGGACCGAGATTGATGAGTTCATCGGAAATGTCGGAACTGAGGGTGCTTTAGAGTTAGAAATAGAAGAAGAACTTGTGGAAGATGAGCAGTCTGAAGAAGAAGTAGCAGAAGCTTCAATTGATACTATTGATGTTGAAACAGAAGAAGAAGTTACTGAAGTAGAAGCTCCAGCAGAGGAATCTGTTGAAGAAGAACTAGATTCTGAAGACGAAAAAGAAACTCCAGAAGATAACACTGATTCATCTGACGATGATGAGTTTGACGCAGAGTGGGTAAGGGCTCAGCAATTAATTGCAGAATCCTTAGTCGAAGAAATAGAAGAAGTATAAGCAATATAGATTGGAGAATCTAAAAATGAGTAATAAAAAAGAACTCATGGACCAAATTGCTGCCAAAAGAGCAGAACTAAAATCTGTTTTTGAATCTAATAATGACGGCAAGTATGACGCATCTCAAAAAGAAGAGATAAAGTCAAGAAATGACGAACTTGCTGAATTAGTAGAAGACCTTTCAATTGAGAAGAAAAAACTCTCAAACGAAAAAGCTCTTCATGAAGATTCAAAGCCAGTCGCAGAAATGCCACTAGCTACAGAACAAGCAGAAGTTAAATCTGTTGGGCAGCTTTTCACAGAGACAAGCGCTTACAAGAATTATGTAGGCCAAGGAGTTAAAGGTGTTGACTCTCACATTGAGACAAAAACAACTTTAACAACTACAGGATATCCACCAGAGGTTTTAAGAGCCCCGGGGATTCTTGAAAAAGCCCTTAGAGACGAAAATGCTGTTGTATCATTATTTGATGTAATCAACACAGACCAAAATGCATTCTCTTACTTAGAAGAGACTACATTTACAAACAACGCAGCAGAAGCTGCCGAGGGTTCTGCAGTTGGCGAAGCAGCATTAGCTTTCACAGAGCAAACAGAAGCAATCCGTAAAATGGGTGTATTTATCCCAGTTACAGATGACCTATTAGCAGACGAATCTGGAATTCAAGGTTACTTGAACTCTAGACTTAACACAATGATAAGACTTCGTTTGGACAGCCAACTCCTTGTAGGAAATGGAACTGCACCAAATATCGAAGGTATCCTTGATGCTGGTAAGACTTCTGTCGGTACCACAAACTTTAGCAACTACACAAGCGGTGGAGGAACTTTAGGAAAAATTGGTGCACTTTACGGAGCAATTACTGACATTCGTGTCAACGCATTCACAGAACCAGATGCAATTATTATGCATCCTAATGACTGGAATGACATTGTCACATCTGTAGGCTCAGACTTTGCAGGAACAGCTGCCGAAGGTTACGCAGAAAAGTCACCACTTTTCATAGCCGCAGGCGGAATGGGCACAGGCCCAGCTGCATCGATTTGGGGATTAAAAGTTATCCCTACCACAGCAATTACCGCAGGTACAGTACTTGTTGGTAAATTCGGCGGTGGCGAAGCAGCTAATGTTGTTATGAGACAAGGCATCGAACTTGCAGTTACTGATAGCCATTCTGATTTCTTTGTTAAGAATCAGCTTGCTATTAGAGCTACTATGAGAGTCGGTTTCCCTGTTTACAGACAAGCTGCATTCCATAAACTAACAAATATGTAATATTCGTTAGTAGCGAAATTTCAAGAGGGCCGGGTAAAACCGGCTCTTTTGTTTTTATAAGGTAGAATATAAATATTATGTCAGATATATTTAAACCAAAAAAGACAATTTGGAAAATAGGCGACGGAACTTTCTTTGAAGGTTCTATAGCTGAACTACCTAAATCCGGTGCTTCCAAACTTGCAGCAGCAGGAAAAGAAGTATCTAAAGAATGGTTAAAAGAGCAAGGCTGGAAAGATAAAAATACTCCAGATAAAAAAGCTCCTGTTACAAAAGCAGTACCAAAAAAACAGGTAGAAACCAAAGCTGTCAAACCATCAGAAAATAAATAAAAGGAGTCCTAAATGGCTCTTTGTAGCGTTAGTGATGTTGAACAATTTTTACAAGTTGATTTAAACTCAACTGTAGAAGCTTCAGTAACAAATACTTTTATACCATATGTTGATTCAGCAATTAAAAGATTCTTAGGATATGATGTTGAACGAGCAACATTTACAGAAACTTTTGATGGAAGCGAACAACAAGATTTATTTCTTAGACATATCCCAATAGCTTCTATTACTAATGTCATAGAAGATAGTAATACATTAGTATCTGGTAATGAAAAAGATTATGTTCATTATGATAATGGGCGATTAAGAAGAATAGTCGTAAGATGGTCTGGTATAAAACCTAAAAATATTTCAGTTACTTATGTTGGTGGTTATCAAGCTGCTGACATACCTCAAGTAATCAAACAAACTTCAGCAAAAGCTGCTGCAAGAATGTTAATGGTTTCTTTACAAATAGCCTCAAAAGCAGATTCTGGACAGGTAGGTAGTCACCTAGCTGATAACACAGCTTCATCTTCTTTTGACATTCCTATTACAGAAAGAATAGGCGATTATGATATTGCTTATGCTGATGTAGTAATACAAAATTTAACACCTGTTTTGACTCAGGGGGATATGTTAATATTAAACCCCTTCAAAAGCAGATTCTTTGTATAATTAAACTATGGTACATAGAAAAGCTCCTTCCCTAGAGGAAGCAAGGGAGCTCTTTCTAGCAGACCCTACTAAGATGTTACAGACATGGGCTGATGAATGGGGTGTTACGCATGAAAGAGTTCGACAATTAAGAATAGAATCTGGAGTTCCTCAAAGAGGTGCTTATAATGAAGAAACTGCTTCTGCTATTTTAGAAATAATAAAAAGCGGACGCGGTGGACTTACTACACCAAGAACTTATGAAGAACAACCTATTGGACTTGAAAGATTTAAAACCTGGATAGAAGAAGAAGAAGGGTTATCAGATAAAGTTGACGAAGCTCAAAAAATTGCAGCTAAAAATTTAAAAGACCCAATTGAAAAAGAATGTAAATATTGTCGTGAATGGAAACCTGTTGAAGAATATAATAGAAACCAAAAATTTTTAGACGGTCTTACTAGGTTTTGTAAAGACTGTATTAGTCTTATTAAGGAAACTAAAGAAAGTGTAAGCGAAGAAAAACTTAAGGTATGTTTATCTTGCAAACAGGACAAACAAATATCTGCTTTTTCTAAAAATCCCAATTCACCAGATTCTTTAAGAATATTTTGTAAGCTATGTCACAAATCACAAAAAAGAAAACAAAGAAGACAATCAAGGAAATTTAATGCCTAGATATGAACATCAGTGTATTATGCACAAATGTTATTTTGAGTTCGAAGTAACTTATTCAATACATGAAGACCCTTTAATCAAATGTCCTAAGTGTTCTTCTAATACTAAAAGACTTATTGGTAAAAATGTAATGTTTGAAACACCAGTTGATGTAGAGTGGGATAAGAATCCCAATGATTTAACAGAAAAATCGTTTAGACAATTTCAGAAAGCTAAGAAACAAAAATTTAGATGGTAAAAGATAACGGAACAGAAGAAATTATATCTGGTAATAATAGGTATTTTATTCACTATAAAAACTATGGAATACTTGATGACCCTATACAAAAAAACAATTTTGTTGTTACTTTTAATATTCCTATAAAAGAATTAATTTATGAAAAACCTGGGGTAAAGCAAGTTCTTCCTATACATCCGAATTGTAATGTTGTAGACATAGATGAGAAAGTTCATAAAAATGTTGCTAAAGCAATTAAAGAAGAATTTGGAGAAGTAGGTACTTTTCATCTCAAAACACAAAGTATTAAAATAGTTTGTAAAGATTTAGAAATAGCAGACACAACTCAAAGAGTAAGTTTTACTATTGATGATATTGAGCAACAGGGAGTTGTAGACGGTGCTAATTTATATCTAGCTATTAACAGTTTAAAATTAGAAGAAATTTCAAAAAACTCTTTTATCAAAGTAGATTTTTATGTTATGCAAGATACAACTATATCTGATGATATGGTTAGAACACTTGATGCAAAAATTACTATAGACAAAGAAACAAACATATCTAAAAAAGAATTGTATTGGTTAGACAGAATAATAAACGAAACAGATTATGCAGGAAAAATTGACACTATTGATGTGTTGTGCCTAATAAATTTATTTAGAAATAACTATTACGATTCTGAAGTTAATAATCAACCAATCGAATCCTACTGGGATAAACAAAAAATAAAAGAGTTATATAAAGAAAACCCAGATTCTTTTATGCAGTACAGGACAATAGTAAAAGATATTTTATACTTATACGACTATGTTAACTGGAAAACACAAGAGATATGGCCTTCCAAAAAAGGAAGTTTAAGTAGTCTTGGGCTTACTACTAAGTATAAACAAAAAGCTCATGAGTTTTATATAATTGATAAAAAACTAGATTACAAGCTTCACGATGCAGTTATTTATATATTACTTAATGGGTTTAGACCTTTTGTTATATTTAATAGTGACACAACTGCTAGATGGTCAAAAGATTTTGATAAAATTTTAGAACTATACGATAACATTTTAATAGAAATTATTTTAATTATAAAAGATTACAGTGCTCAAATGGGACATAACCCGCACTTATTAGGTAAAAATAAAATGCTTTACAGTATAATTTACAAAGAATTTATGATGGGTGACTTGCTTAACCAATTTATGTAAATTTTTGATGTAAAGTAAAGGTATGCCTTTACGACATAAATTATTACCAGAAACAGCAACAATTCAAACAGTATCAGATAGCAATATCGATGAAAGAGGTTTGCCTAGTGACAATTGGGCCAATACTTATACTAATGTCAAATGTAAATTTATATCCTCCGGAGTAGAAGAAGATAGAGACGGAAGAAATACAACTACCGAAGCTTTTAATGTTTATTTGGAAAAAGGGGTAACTGTAACACCCGGAGATAGATTAAAAAGAGGTAACGACTTCCATGAAATAGTAATGGTACAACCTGTATTAGATAGATATGGTGTTGAGTGCTATAAGCTACTTCAAACTTTTGTTTCCAAATAAGGAATTAACATATGGGTCAATATTATACATCCAAAGTACCTTTAAAACAGAGAAATGAAAATACAGCAGGTAGAAGTGAAATACTCAGAAAACAACTTTATAAATTTGGTAAAACTGCAGGTACTGCTCGTTCTATACCCGGAATAGCAGGAAGCAACTTTGGTCAAAGATTAGCTAACGCAAGAAATCAAGCATATCCAATAGCTCGTTTCTTAGGTAACTATCAAACATTTGCTAAAAAAGGGCAAAGAGATTCTGGCGCATTTTTAAGGCAAGGTGCTGCAAGAGGTGGAAGAATACTTTCTGGTATGATTTCTGGTAGAGCTATTGACGCAGCAATTAGACCGTTTGGAAATTTTGGTTTAGGTCAAGCTGGCGGAATGTTAATTGGTCGTCAATTCCGTATTCAACTAGGTAAACAATTACAAGGTGGAAAAAACCCAGTAGATAAAGCAATTAAAAAAATGACTGAAAGAGTTAGTGTTAAAACTGAAGCACAAGTTAATGGAAGAGCAGTTAATTATGATGTTCGTAAAAACAAAGAAATTGCACGAATTGCTCAAAAAGTTTTAACTAAAGCTTTCTTAAATGCACAAGCTTTTGCACCAGATGTTTCATCAGGTCAGTATACCGTTGGTGGTAAAGGACTAAAAAGAAATACAGGACTTCTAAATGAAGATTTAATGTTAGATACAGAAAACTTTAACAAAAGAGGTATAGCTTATAGAGATAGTGGTACAGGTAATAAATACTATAGAGATGTTTTTGGATTTAGTAAACCCGGTCAAGCTAGGTCACACTTACTTAGCAGTATAGACATGATGCCCGTTAGACCAACAAGAGGAAATTATCCGGCTGTAAGGTCTTTCTTTAGAGGAGAAATTAGTGCCGGTGGTTCTTTAGGAGGATTTCCTTGGATATGGGCAGTTGAGTATGGTGGAGATATTCCTGTTTTATATCCTGCAAAATCTACTGGGCAAAAAAGAAAAGGTAGAGGAAGAAGAAAAGGCTCCAGAAATGCATTAAATTTTGACGAGCAAGGTAATGCAATTTATGGAGATAGATTAAATAGTTTATCAGATAAAGAAGCTAAAAAAGCCAAAAGAAATTTTAATATGAAATACGCAGAAAGTGATGCAGTTGTTCCAAAAAATTTATACATTAAACCAACCTTTTTTCTTCACAGAAGTGCTCATAAAGCTGCTTCTGTAGGGGGTAAAATGGCACATGTAAGGGAAATATCAGTAGGCTCTCCTTCTAGTAAATATTACGAAGCTTGGTTAAGAAATGCAAAATCTAAGCAATATAAAAATCAAGGAATACAAACTATGGGTGCAAAATCACTTCCTTACTCTAAAGCAAAAGCAACTATGGCAAGAGTAGCATTTAGAGAAAGATACAAACAAGACAGAGGACCCGGAGCTGGCGGTATAAGTAATATGGAGTTAGCAATACCGGGACCAAGAGTAGACATAGCTCATGGCGGTTTTTATTCTAAAGAGTTGCAGGATGCTATTGGTATCAAATACGCACCAGAAGATTTTACTTTTTCTTTTTCTTTTCCAACTAAAGAAACAGATTCTCCTAGAGTATTAAAAGTTGCTTTAGATAATTACATACGAAGTGGCGGATTTTCTACAAGTTACAATCAAAAAGAAACTATTGAATCCATAGCTAATGCAATAGGTAATATACCGGGTAAAACAAACGAATCTAAAGATGCTTTAAGAAAAGACGCATTAAGATATGCAAGTTTATTTAAAAATTATGAAAAAGCACAAGGAAATTCAATGTCTTTAGGACAAAAAAATAATAGAGCTCAATACCTAGATAAAGTATTTAACTTGTCAATTAAAAAAACTCCTGGAAACAGAAGAGCAAATGTTAGCTTGAGAAAAAAACACGGTACAGTTTTATCACAGAAAAAAGCAAAAACTGCTGCACAGAAAAAAGCTAATGAAAAGAAAAAACAATTAGGAGAAGAGATATTTAGTAATTTAGATTTGCGTACGATTCTTGATGAAATGGGTGGATAGGTAATTGAGTGATATAATAACTTCACTATGGGTATAAGAAAAGTAGGTGTTCAACACCACGAATCAATGAAGTTTCCACCAGATGGTGAAATTATATTTAGAGAATGGGCAGTAAATAATACTGCTATAACAAATGTTTGCTCAACTCGAGTTGCTACTAGATTACCTAGAAATGCAACATTACCCTTTTTAACTTTTTTTGTATCTGGCGGAACTATGGTAAGTCCTACTGGTGACGCAGCTGTTGGCGCTATAACGGTTCAACTGAATGCTTACGCCGGAAGATGGGGTAGTGGTACATCATCTCAGCCAGATTATGCAACAGCTTATAAGCTAGCAAACGGTGTTGCCGAAGCAGCTTTTAAAACAGCTAAAACTATTGTACATACTACAAGTACTACAACTAAAGCTGTAATTTATGGATTTGATATCGCAGAAATGCCTGCCCGTGTTGAGGAGACTGACACAGGATTAGGACATTATGAGCTATCATTAATTATGTATTATCGAGGATTAAATTGATATGAATAAAAAAATAAAAGTAAAAGTCAATCCATTGTTGTTGGATAAAAGTAGTGTCAAGGACACAGTTTCTGACATTCAATTTAACCACAAGGATTGGGTGGAAGTAGATGCGGAAATCTGGGAGCGCTTAAAAGATGCAAAGTATAAACAAGGTAAAACGAAAGTTTTTGTTTTGATTTGCAACGAAGAAGAACCAGATAAATCTATTACAGATACCGACAAGGAATCTGTAGAAGAGGAAGTGGAAGACTTTTTCATAGCTGAAGAAGAGTAACGACAAGGCTGAAATCGACTTTTTATTAAGTCGGCTGAGCTCAGCTGATAAAGTATAAGATAAGATAATAGGAGACAATATGTCATATAGTACAACAGGTACGATTAGCGAAGTGTTAATTGGAACTGGCGTTCTCTATATCAAAGACGCTTCTACTTCTAGCTTAGCATTTCCGGGAGATTCCTCAAATGATTTTGAGAATCCTACGGCAATGACTGTGGCTTGGGACCAAATTGGTTATTCTGAAGATGGCTGGACAATGGAAGTTGATAAAACTTTCGAAGATGTCATGGTTGCAGAAGAATTAGACCCAATTAAGACCCTAAAGTCAGCACAAGAAGTTAGATTAACAGGTGAATTAGCACAAGCTTCTCTCACAAACTTTGCGTATGCAATGGGCGGCGGTTCAACCGCTGCAGGGAAACTTGGTGCTGGGAATAATGGTGCGGCTGGCACAAGTGTCGGCGGCTACTATACATTCACACCACCTACATCAGACGGATTTACCGAGTATGCATTAATTTTGCATGCAGACGGTCAAGGCGGTTCTGACAGGCAATTTTGGATGCCACGAGCAGTGAACACAGGTTCATTTGCAATGGCTCACCAAAAAGCCCCTAACAAAGTAACTTTGGCAACAGAGTTTAAATTGTTAGTACCAGACGCGCTTTCAGTAGGTTCTGATGCAAAAGGTAATAAATACTTGTTTGTAGTTGTTGAAAATAGAAACGACAGTGACGAATTAGACATCAACTAAAATAGTTGAAAGATTGGAGAGATTAATTAGTGAAAGACTTTGACGAGGCTTTAAAAGCCGACAAAAAAGAAAAATTGCAGATTAAAGTAGCTGGAAAAGAATATAACTTACCGGCTGCTTTACCTGCCAAAACAGTGCTTACTCAAATGCGATATGCGGATGAAGGTGCAGAGTCCGTTCCGATGAGTATGGTTCCAGAGTGGATAGCATCTTTAGTAGGTCAAGATAATTTTGACAATATGCTAGAAGATGGTATGACTTGGAATCAAATGAATGATTTGTTAGTTTACTTGCTCGAAGCCTATGGCTTACAAGCATCTGCTGATGAATTAGCTGGAGAAGTAGAGAACGATGATGGGGACGAAGACTCCCCAAAATAATTTGGACCTATCAAGACATTCTTGAACTCTGGGGTCCGTTAGAATCAGATTTTCTTCGTTTTTATCGTATAAAAGAACCTTTAAATGTTAGGTGGAATAAGTTCTTAACACTTACAGCTTACCTACCACAAGAAGATTCAATTTTTTTTAGAATACTATCAAGTAGGCAGTTAGAAGTAGCTGAAGACGGTAAGGTAGTATCTAAAGATAAAGCTGGAATCGTAAACGCAAGAGAAGCTTTGCGTAAACAACATAAAAGAAGTAATAAAATGCGAAACAAAATTTCATTCGAAGAACTTATAGAATCAACAGGTGCAGGAAATGGCTAAAGCTACTGGTGTAGAATCAATTGTAATCGGCTTAAATGTCGATATGAAATCTGCTAACGACAAGCTTAAAAAAGAACTCGGAACAACTTCTGCAATGTTAGCTAGAGTATTTTCAGGTGGGGCTTCTGCTGCATTTGCTTCAGTTACCGCAGGTGCTGTTGGAGCGGTAGCAGCTTTAGGTGCTGCAATGGCTTTAACTGTTGGAGCTTCATCAAAATTTGAAGATTCTTTTGCTGGTATTAAGAAAACAGTTAACGCTAGTGAATCAGAGTTTGATAAATTAGCTGTATCAATTAGAACTCTTGCTACAGAAATACCTATTGCTACTAGTCAATTAAATCAAATTGGTGAACTTGGTGGTCAGTTAGGTGTTAAAACATCTGGGCTCCCAATATTTATTGATACAATTGCTAAATTAGGTGTTGCAACTAGATTATCTACAGAAACAGCGGCACTATCTTTAGCTAGACTTCAAACAATATTTCAATTACCAGAAAATGAAGTAGATAACTTAGCATCTTCATTAGTAGATTTAGGTAACAACTTCGCAGCCCTTGAAGATGAAATACTTTCTACATCATTACGATTAGCAGCAGGTGCTAAAGTAGCTGGAGCAACAGTTGCGGATACTTTAGCGATTGCTACTGCTCTACAAGCAGTTGGAGTTCAATCACAAGCTGGTGGTACAGCTATGGCTCGTGTTTTTCAAGCTATCACAATGGCTTTACAAGGTGGTCAAAAAGAAATGGCTGTTTTTGCAGAAGTTACAGGGTTAGGAGTAGAAGGATTTAGAAGTCTAGCTACTGAAAATCCTGCTCAAGCTTTAAATATATTTTTAAGAGGATTATCAAATGCTTCTGATGCGGGAAGAAACTTAGTAGATATTTTAGAAGACCTTGGTCTTAAGCAACAAAGAACTATTCGTGCTTTACTTGCAGTTTCTGAAGCTGGAGATTTGTTAACAGAAACTCTTACTACAGCAAATGTAGCTTACGACTTGAATATAGCTTTACAAGAAGAAGCAAATAAAAGATTCGAAACTGCTAAATCTCAAGCTAAATTAATGAAAAATGCTTTTACTGAATTAAGGATAGAAATTGGAAACTTTTTCTTACCTGCTCTTAAAAATATATTAGCTGGTTTAACTGGTACAGCTCTTGCTATGACAGATAATGAAAAATCTGCTAAAGGTATGAGTAATTCATTAATAGCATTTGTAGGAGTAGTTGGCGCTGCTTCTTCAGCAATTATGTTAATGGTTGGTCACTTAGGTTTCTTTAGAGCTATGGGATTAATGGTTGGGCAAACAACATCACAAATGATAGTTGCATTTTCTCAACAGACAATTGCAATAAAAGGATTTTCTTCAGCAGCAGTTATGGCTGGTAAAGCAATGATGTTTTTACAAGCTCAAATGTTTCCTATTCTTATGATTTTATCAGCACTTACTATAGGTTTTATAGTTTATCAAGGTGCACAAGTAAAAGCACAAAGACAAGTTGAAGCATTTGCGAAAGCAGAAGCTGCAAGAATTGCAACTGTATCAAAATTAGAAAAAGCTCAAACAAAACTTAACGAGGCCATTTTAGCAGCGGAAGGCCAAGATATAAACCCAGATGACAGTGCTGCTGTACAGGTATCTCAATCACAATTGCAAATATATAAAGACCAATTAGCAACTCTAGAAGCAATAGGCAATCAAGCATTTTTAAATATTCAAATTGGTAGTACTGATTTAACTAAAGAAGAAGCTAAAAATCTAACTGATAGTTTTGATAGTATTATAAAAAGTCGTCAAGAATTATCTAAAATAATTCAAGAAGAATCTGATGAAAGTCTTACATTTGCATCAGTAGGTAGTGTAGATATAGTTAAAGATTTTGCGGATAGATTTAACATGGATGTTGAAGATTCTGAAGCTCTATTTGAAGGTGGTTTTAATAAAGTAAAACAATTTTTAAACTTAGCATCTATGAGTGATGACGATGCATTAGAAGATGGTTTTGGTAT